TGCCTTAAGTAGCGTGCATATACGCTCCGCTGCTACTATAGCACGGTCAAGGCTCTGGAGTGCCTCTTGTGCCATCTCCAGCACTGCATCACGTTGCCATGGCTTCATCAGTTCCCCCTAAGTGCAGAATCGATTCGATGATGCAGAAAGGGATGAGTAGCGAGGTACGCGGCCACCTCCTCATACCTGCCTGGCACGTTCTGCCATTCCTGGCTTACCGCGTCAAATCGTTGGTCGTTAGGCAGCAAAAGACTATGCCAGCCAGGGCGCGTAAGAAAGACCATGACCTTACAGTCACAGAGCACCCCATCGCACGGCTCAACCGTGTAGAACTTCTGGTTGATGAGGCACTGGAAGCGTTCAACGCTCAGCCCTGTTTCAGCGGGGAAGAAGGCCGCGCCCTCATGGAGCGTGTAAAAGTACTTCATGGTTCGCTAACCTCTGCTCGTATTCGAGACAAAAGATCAGTCATGCATAAGGAAAGTCTCTCTACTTCCTCGACGGAGAAAAAGCTAATGTGTAATTCTTCACGAAAACTATTCAGACCTACACAAGCAATGATCTTAAGAAAAGCTATAGCTAAGCTTTCCTCTCGTTCGTCGGAACCGAAGTTATACACCAGTGTACCAGAGGAAAGCTCTTTCATCCCTTATTCCTCTGCGTTTCCTTCCGTGGGTAGTGCCAGCAAGAAGGCCCGCTGCGTGAGCAGTTCATACTGCCGGTGGAGGATTGCCCCGTACTCCGCAGAGTGGAGATCATGCGCGGTGAGTTGACCGTCCAGCTCCTTGACGGTGTGGGTAATCCTCTCGGCTTTCTCTCGACGCTGTACAGGGGTTAACCATACCATATTACTCATCCTTTCCTTACCAGTCGTTGTCGTTCCCGCTCACACGCGCTACACCAGATAGTGTGTAGACCTTTTTCACCGAGCAATACGCTATTCCCACATCCACGTTGACACTGAACGCTTTTTCGTTTTTCAGAACGTTCTGCGTTCCTGCGCTCCCAATCGCATCGACGACATATCCCAATATCCTCACAATCAGAGCCGGGAAGTTTCAGTAAAAAATCGCTCTCTGGGTTTTCCCCGCACCATGCACAATGCATCTCTCACCCCCGTATCAATCGCAACCGTTCCCGCTCGCACGCGCTACACCACAGCGGCTGGCGCCCGATCGCATCATAGAGCACAGGGTTGCCACAGCCCCGCTTACACTTCGCCTGTGGCCGGTAGGCGTTAAAGGCTTCGGGGTGCGTGGACAAGAGCCGATCGCTCTCGTTCGACGCGCCCTGTTTCGACACGCCGCGCCGCTTCAGCTTGTCCGCACACCGCACACAGATCGCCAGGTCAGGCGACATGGCCGCTGGAAGTTTGACCATGGGCGCATCGCCTGCCACGTTGCCACAACTTGCGCAGATACGCATACCAAATACCCATCGCTACGTATTGACCAATAAGACCCCCGAGGAGTATACCGACTCCTGCAAGGAACACATGACACATACGACACCTCGTTACTTCAGCTCATAGCGAGCAAGGAGAATCCCACAGAGAATAGCTGACCCGAACAGGAGCCAGTAGAGATACGTTGGGCACATTAGGAGCCTTTCCAGAAACGATATATCGCATAGGTAACTGGAATGATAAGGACAACAATATCAAGATAAAACGCCTCCCTCCCTGAGAGCGTGGCATGACTAAGCATAAGAGCCAGGCATACCAGAAGCGCTGTAATGATCATTTCCAAGGAGAGAGTTACTGTGTCCATAGCTACTCTTCCCGCAGCTTGCGCAGATATGCATACCCAGTACGCCTTGCGACGTATTGACCAAGAATCCCCCCAAGAAGTACAGCCCCGATGACAAGACCGACCCCTGCAAGGAACATCAAATCATAGCGCTGCATCCCTTACTCCTCCCACATTTTGCGCATCAGCAGCGCTGCAGGCCCGGCCATAACCGCATAGGGCTCTACATCCTTCGTGATGACCGCGCCCGCGCCAATCATGGCGTACTCGCCAATCGTCACCCCACACAGAATGGTGGCATTGGCGCCGATAGTGGCGCCCCGCTTGACCAACGTCTGGGCATATGCATCATGCTGGTTGTGGAAAGCCCTAGGATAGAGCACGTTCGTGAACACCGCTGATGGCCCCACGAAGACATCATCCTCAAGCACGACGCCATCATAGACACTCACGTTGTTCTGAATGCGGCAGCGATCGCCAATGACCGCGGTTGCGGCCACGTAGCAGCCCTGGCTAATCACGCAGTCCTTGCCAATACGTGCGCCAGACATGATATGGGTGAAATGCCATATCTTGGTACCCGCGCCGATGGTGGCTGGATGATCAACACACGCCGCGCCATGCTGCCAGTATTGTGGCGGTGATATGTGACGCGCCTGTGGTTGCCGTATAGCAAGCTGCATCCGATCCAGCACGGAGCAGAGATGACCCTGCACGCGTAGGTCAACGTGACAAATTGGGCATTCTTCCATACTCCTCGATCTCCTTGTTTTCCTCCTTGTGCGCCTCATCAAGCAGGCGGATGACTGGGAGCGCCTTGGCTCCGCTACTGCGTGGTTGACAACGCGTCTTCAGACAGCGCAGGAAGTCAAGCGCCTCTAGCTTGAGTGGTTCATCCTGGAAAAATGGGAGCAATGTATACGCGCGTGTCTCGTCCCGGTAAAGCGAGAGCGTGTTGGCTACGGATACGCCGTTATACGTCAGCACCCCACACGTGCCAAACACGGTACAAAGCACCTCTTTATATGGGGCAATCCAGGAGAAATGGTGGGTTGTTTCGCCAAACCATTGGACCGTCGAAAGATTACACACGTCTGGCCACCCGATAGGCCGGCGAATCTCTGGCATCATGATCACATCCGATGGTGGCACCAGATCATAGACCATGCTCAGATCATGCGGCCCATAACTCCAAAGCACCGTCTCCCCCACAGGCCTGTGTGCCCTGGGAGGATTAAGACGCCAGGTATGGATCCCTGTGACCTCGCCAATCGTCCCAGCCTGGATCTGGCGCTTCATTTCCACGTAGGCCGGATGGTAGAGCATGATATGCCCGGTCATCAAGATACGGCCCCGTATCCTGGCCAGCTCGACCAGGACTTCTGCCTCCTTCGCACTCATGGTCATCGGTTTCTCGACCATCACATCCAGCCCGAAGCTCAGGAACAAGTCCGCCAGTGGCGCATGACTGGCGCTTGGTGTCGCCAGCACGACACCATCCAGGGTTGCCTTATCGAGCGCCGCAAGGTGGGAATTGTAGACAGGGACACCAAAAAACTGTGCCTGTGCCAACCGCTGCGCAGCAGGCGACGGATCACAGATCATGGCGAGCGCTCCCAGCTCATGCAGGACCCGGGCCCAGTTTCTCCCCCACATCCCATAGCCTATCACCGCAATACGTGCCATTGTTACGCCTCCCCTAACAATTTGCCGTAGCGCCTTGGCCTGCGTGGCGCTGTCTTCCCGCGTCCCAAGATCTTGACCATCGGCCATTCCCGGTAGATGAGATACCCCACCGCACTAAACGCGTGAGTACGCCGGTGGTAGGGGTTTTCTCGATCGAGGATTTGCAGCTCCTTGGTGCCTGTCCGATCGTAGACGACCTCATTTCCGTCTTGGATCAACTCTTCGCAGCGGGGATGGACTTTGATCCATCGCTGGCCCTTCTCATCGTGCAGCCGCGCAGCCACCGACGCCAGCCGCTGGTTGACAGGCGGATTCGCAATCCCCACTTTGTATTCCACTGGTACAGGGTAACCAGACATATGCAGCCGTACCAGATCCCAGTTGCCACTATTCGTTTGGACACTGAGCGCCTTCCCGGTGGCATCGCCGTAGAACCAGAGTGGCGCCGTCCAGGTAGGATATCGATTGCGAAACTCCAAGACCATCCCTCCAATATCCACCGGGCCCAGCGCGATTTCATCCACCACATGCAGGTAACTCCCTCGCCAGATCTGGCAAATCTCCCAGATACACGGGTTGACGTTAAAGTCACACGCCACACACAGCGGCAGGGTAGCGATCAGATGCACGTCCTCTACAATATGCAGCGCATCACTCCATGCTGGGTAGCACGGATCACCCGCGACCGACCTGAAATCCAACTCCATCTCTCGATCCCAGTCGGTCTGTCGCTGGTACTTCTGGCGCTCTGCGATTTGCCAGGCCGCGTCTTTCGCCGGATCCGCGCTATAGTGGACAGGCACGATGAGAAAGCCTCTCGGGCTACGGATGCGACGAAGAATAGTCATGGCTGCACCATAGGCAACACAAAAGCTTCTTGGCGCAACCGCTTGACTGCGACCGCGCAATACGCTTCCACCTGTTCAATACCCACCGCCCTGACCCCTATATCTTTTGCTGCCCGTAATGTCGTTCCTGACCCCATATAGGCATCGAGCACGGTAGTGACCGGCATGGCCTGTTCTAGGCACCACCGCACCACAGCCAGTGGTTTTTGTGTGGGATGCCAGCGTTCTTCTTTATGTTTACCTGCATGTTCTTGCAGCATGCCATTCCACCGCCAGCGAATGCGCCGTACCGCCTTGGGTAAATTGGTCCAGAGTAGTTCACAATCGGCAAAGTCACAGGACCCATTGTCTTTATCCCACACGAGCCAACATGAAGAAGGCGGGAGGGTATAGAAGTTTCCACCAAACACGATGGCCTTCTTGGAGGCTGCAATGGCCAATTCAACCCCATGTTGATCTGTGGTATTGTCCCATGTCGCAAAGCCATAATTTGTAGGGCATGTCGCGTATCCACGCGACATATTTTTCCCCGCAGCTTCTTTCAGCCCATACGGCGGATCAATCAGTGTGAGATCAAACCGCATCGGTAGCTGTGGCAGAATCTCATGGCAATCTCCGTGGTAAATACACGTCCAGTCATCCCAGTAATAAGGCGTGTAGCCGTCAACGCATGGTGGCCATGTCTTAGCTAAACCGGACAAAACCCGCCTCCTTACATATACCTGCTATCACGCGGTCAGGCCCGTTGCTGGTGGAGATCAGTACGAGTTTGACGCTCTTGCTCTCTTCGACAATGGGCAGCGCCGCGGTCAGAGCGTCTTCCCCTTCTGCCTGAAACTCGCTTTCGTCCATGACCAGAATGGAGAACGTGTAGGCCCGGACCACTGACGCACCTTGCGCTACCGCGTAAATCTCTGACTCCGTATCGTGATACGCGATCTTGCCGATACGGCCCTTGAGTGTTTTGTACGAGGTAAACGGGCGACGGTTCCAGGGTTCCTCAAGGTGGTGCTCGATATAGGCACAGCGCTTATCGGTAATGTACGCCGCCTTTTCTTCTGTCTCACTTTGAATCAGGGCAAGGTGGTTCGGGTAGTAGCGACACGTCCAGGTCACCCACAAGGCGAGTATCCAGGAGATCATCATACGCCTGGACTTCGGGAACACGATCTTTTGCTCCTCACTCTGGAGGATGTCCCACACCTCTTTAAGGTAGGGCTCATCAGGCCAGGGCCTGCTCTGCTGTGTAGCCTCATCGAGCGTGTTGACCTGTTCAAGCGCCCAGAGCCAGCCGTTACGCTTGTACTCCGCGTCGAGCAGGGCCCGCTCGATCTCAATCTCCGCTTTCAGACTGTCGAGCGGCCCGACGCTGCCGGTAGGCATCGGCTAACTCCTCCAGTTCTTCCCGTGTCTTCCCGCTCAGATCGCCTTCGATCTTGCCGCTGTGCTCGATCTTTTCCAAGAGCATCCCCAGGTGTTGCGCAGCCAGGCGGCTGGCCCCGACCTTATCCCACAGCTTGAACTCAACATCGTGCTGCGTATCGACCGTGCCATCACGGTGCTTTGTACTCCGGATCTTATGCTTGACGCTCGATACCGCTCGCCAGGCACTCTCTGGCACACCCGCTGCTAGGGCCAGTTCACCGTTGGCGTCCAGTGTGTAGTTGGTCACGTCACTGGTGACCATGACGATCAACTCACGAATCACGTCATCCTGGGTGATATTAGTCCGCTCTGCACGTATGGCCATAAGCCGCTGAATTGCCGCTTGAACCCCAGTTTTTCCTAGCAATTCCGGGCCTATTTTAGTGGCGTTCCGTTTGGAGTACCCAGCACGAATACACGCCTGCGTGGCGTTGAGATCAACCAGGTATTCTTGGACGAAGCGTTCTTGTCTAGGAGTGAGTGCCATCATGCCCTTTCGACGCAAGCCGCACAAGGATATCGTCATCGCACGCAGTAAACAGGCCGCAACGAACGATCCCCCGTACCGTCTCTAACTCTAAGCACCATAGCGTATTATCGTCCTCGTGAAACTGAAACAGGCGAGCACGGGAACAATCCGTATGCACCTCTCGCAGGTTTCCACGTGGATCAAACCGCAGCATTTCCACGATCAATTCCCCCGAGGTAAAACACATGCGGATCTCTCTCGCCTGCTGGCAGGTGTGGGCAGACTGACGTGAATATCTCATGCCGTTCGTCAATCACCGTATACTGCACAGGGCAGGAGCGGAGCACCCAGACTGGGAACCAGCGGGCTTTGAACGCCTCCCACCAGTCACGCGGATACTGCACATGCAGGCGGTATTCGTGGGCAAGCTGTGCCAGGCAGAGCGCATGGAGTTTGTAAAGAATCATATCGTCAAAAGCAGAAGCTTCCCGGATGAGTGAGGCGGTAGGGATGCGCAACTCAGCACGTAGAGAGACTTTGCAACACTCGACACGGTGAAAGTCAATCGTACACTGTTCCTCAGGGTTATACGGCATCATGTTCCCTCTGGGCGGCAAGCCGCAGCGTCCGTGCCCGGTGAAAGATCGCCCCTTGTTCTTGGTGTTGCGTGGTGATAAAGTCCGTCACGCTCTCCAGTCCAAAATAGTCAGCCACCGCCTCGAATAAGTCATACATTGCGTCTTCAGACACGTCAGGAAAAACAAGATTAGTCTCGCTAGGAATCCATGTCCTATACGTGTACCCCCGCCCTGCCAGGACGGCGCCCACCAGTCAAAAATGCGGCTGGCCGTTGGCGTCCAGGTAGCCCAGACGGGTCAGGCTCCAATCATCGGCCACTTCCATGGCGCGAATATCCGCCGGGGAAAGATGATCCATAACTCCTCACTGCAGCATCCAGCCTGCAATAGCCCTGCAGGCCGTGAGTAGGTCAAGGTGTTCTTCGTCTGATGTGACCACACTCGATACTCTGAGATCCTTACACCACCGCCCCCGTGGGCTCTCATAGGCCTTGAGCACCTGCAGGACGCCAAAATGCCCCGTTGGTGGATTATACCAGATTGTCGACATGCCGACTGGGGAATGCTCCAAGGCTGCGTAGATGGCCAGCGCTCTGGCGTGTTTATCCTCACGTGTGAGCACAGGCGCAGCTACCACCGGCTCCACGGTGCAGGCGGCAGGGGTGAGAGGTGGTGGCTGGGAGGGCAA